TCGTTTCCTGTATCCTCTGTTAGCCTGTTGTATCTTTGCAAAGGCTACAAGAGCTGCTAATGCTACTAATCTATCCACATTGACATCCTTTCCATCACCATATCCTTCCATCTCAACTATTGCCATGATATCCGGTATACGTTCAATACCATAAGTAATCTTTAAAATGGTGCCATCTTCTTTTGTTTCTGTATCTAATTCTTCTTTAAGAAATTCAATCAAGTAACTAAGAAGATGGGCTTTAAAAATTGTTCCTGTATTTTTCCATCCATAAGCTTGATAAACATTCTGATTAGAACCAATATCTTTAAGAAAAGCCATCTGGTCTTTTGGAACCAAATAGCGTTGTCTTTTTTTACTAATCATATATCCTATGAACAAAGATATGTTATTTTCAATAATTGCCCAAGCATTATAAATTTCTAACATCATGGATAGTCTCTCATGAGTTTTTCCAATATCATCAAAACGTCCACACCATCCTGCTACTATTTTATCCTTTTCAATGTAAGTAGTTATTCCACCTGCCTTATCAATCCTTGTTACTTCAACCGGATTCTTATAAATATAAATTGAACATAATGATTCACTAGTTGTAGTCTTACCCTCTGATACAGGGTCAATAGATGCATAATAAGTTCCCCATTCAGCACCTGAATCAGGTCTTTCCCAGATAACAATACATCCTGTTTTATCTTCAGTTTTTGCTGTAATGGGCCATTCTGAAATAGGAAGTTTATTTGTATTCTTGATTTCAGGAATTCCTTCAGCATTACGCTCTATATCTACAAACTCATAAGCATAATCCTTATCTTCAATACGTCTCTTCTGAGCAGCCAGTAAATGAACTGGGAATTTAGAAATCTTTCTGAAGGCAAATGCTTCAGCAATGTTACGTGGTCTTTGAGAAATACGGTATTGAAATTTCTCAGGAGTAAGTTCTTTCTTCCATTTTGCAAATTGCTCATCAAGAGATGCAAGAGCTTCTTCAACTAAAGAATTACCCCACTTATCAATATGAGGAGGCATGCTCCATTGTTCCGGAATAAATAATCCTGATTTACCAACAGTTCCTTTGTCATCAAGTAGATTGGTTTCTACGGCATAGATGCTGTTTACTTCTGGATATTTGATGATATGTTCTAGAGGTTTGCACTTATCTAATTCACCCACGGATCCCGCGGCTATAAAAGTTCCCGTAGTTACTTCACCCATTTGAAGAGCGGGTAACAAGAACTCCATTGTGATATCCATAGTTGGTGCAATCCCGGCTTCTTCATAAAAGAAATAGGTACAGGCTCCACCAACACCTGCAGATGCATCCTTGTCAAAGGTAACTCCTTGAAGAGTTCCTTTACCACCAACCATTTCTGGTCTTCCTCCAATAGTCTCTTCAATTTGCTGTTGCCACATCATGACTTTATTTGGAGTCATTGGACGGTACCAAGCAGTCTTTGAATTAAGAAAAGAGCGGTACTCATCTAGAAATTTCCAGGTACCTTTCTCATTAATCTTGTCTTTAAGTGAAGAACCCATCTTAAGAATAGGTGTTTCTTCAAACCAAATTTGATTAATAAGTTTAGCTGCATGGTAGTAGGAAGAGGCAATTTGACGTTTCTTTAGAATACCAACATGTTGAAAGTGTAATTCGGCTAGTAATTCATACAGGGCCATATGGTACTGTGTATCCCAAATTTGTGGGAAGGCAAACTTCTTTAACATCTTATCATTGATAGGAAGGAAGTTTATCCACATGTAATATTCACGCGGGAGGTACCAAGTTTTTCCATTATTTTTATAGATAGCACCTCTTCTGCATTTAAGTTTCTGATCGTCCCAGTATTTTCTAAAGTCTAGAGAACCCTCAACAAACCGGCAAAATAAACCATCACTATTGTATTTGCGAGCTTCTTCATTGAACATCTCAGTAGTATCATCAAACTCATATTTACCTGGTTCTTTGAACAAAGGCTTTACAAAGTCAATGAATTCTTCACGGGTAGCGAACTGTGTAACAGTCCAGAATCCCGCTTCCCAAGTTGGTACTTCTATAAAGTTATTGGTCATAAGCTTTCTTTCTATCTCCGCGTACTTTTATTTTAGCCTCATCCATTTCTTTCATAATCTCCTTTTCCATTATCTTAAACTCGGTAATGGTCTTTCCAACTGATTTAATCTGTGTATTAAATGCTGCAAGATTACCATCCCGACCAGAGGTGATTGCCGTGGTTCTTGCAAATTTACCCATTTTTTCAAGAAGAATCTTATTGTCAAGATAATATCTGTAAGACGGAGTCATGATAAAGAACTCAATTTTCTCTATGGCCTTAAGCATTACTTCATCTTCTAGAGTATATTCTCCCGGAAAATCCATCATAAGAACTTCTTCTTTATCCTCTTCAGGAGTATTACAATAAGGACCTTTGGGTGCATACATATGATGTAGAAAGCTGAATGCAGGAATAGGATTTTTGTATGCATCATTTACTGCTTTAAACTCGGGTATAAGTAAACAATTAGTATTGATTACTATTACTCCATTTTGAATATCAAATAATTCTGGTATCATTTTTTATAAAATTGTTTGTAAAACATCCATGCTGCTAATAAGTCTTTCTTTTTAATATAAAATACCATTTGATTTATTCCGTTGAAATCAACTTGGCATTCTGTTTCTGACGGCTCATCAGCTCCTTTTTCATACCAATCTCTGACTCCCGCAAGTAAACCCAAATCAACATATTGATCAAGCAATGTTTCTTCTGGTTTTAATCCTGGAATATCCATTAAAGCTTGAGCTCTATTTTCCATTACTACCTTAATACTTACTAAATCTGGAAACTCTTCTGAGAGCCATGTAATTCCTTTAATCTCTGGAAACTTCATCTTTTAAAATTTTAAGTTTAACTTCTTCACAGAACTTTGGTTTGCTTATATCTATAATTACAAATGTTTGGCTCATAAGACATTCGCCTTTGTCATTTGACTCCACACATATGGGTCCAAACGGGAGTTCTTTTAGTTTCTCCCAAAACTGTATTTGTTGGTATTCATCACTACTTGCCATATTGTTCCATTATTAATTCTGCCATTGTTACACTCTCGTGGTCAGGAGACTTTATCATTTCTTGTATACGTGTTGACTCTTCTTGATTTACTCTATTTTCTGTTACTAATGCTCCAAGCATTTGCATTAAAGACTCTACTTTCATTGCGTGAAAGAACATACGCATACCTGCCTCTCCAGTTTGTACATTCCAAACTCTTTTATTGCTTTCTGAGATTTGCTCAAACAAGCCTTTACCTAATGGTATCTCTCCTACAACTAATGTATCCATTATTTTTTTGCTGGTATTGTACTACGGTTATCATGTAGCCAGTTAATCATTGCTATTATTTCACTCTTAAGGTAAGGTACCTCATATGGAATTACTTCTTTTACAATAGGATTTCCTTGAGGATCCAGTTTTGTAATAGGGTATCCATATTCATCCACACCATCAGTTTCAAAAGCAATATGATGTAAGGTAAGTTTTCCAGGTCTCAGGGTTGGATTATGCTTTAGAATAATGTACATATATAAACTCAACTGTACAGCGTAATGCCAGAAGTTACAATCATCTAGATGCGCTAGAGGTCCTGACATCTTTTGCTTTACTCCGTCCCAAGAGGTATAACTTTCTTGTTTAATTTCTTTGTTGGTCTTGTAGTCAATAACATCCACAAATCCTTGAATTACTTCTACCCGGTCAGATTGCCCGCATACGCCTGCAGACTTTAAGTAAACAAAATGCTCAGGGTATATACCTTCAGTAAGATTTTGATGAGGTGCTAATTTGATTTCACCATCATAGATTGGTTTTATGATTGGGACTTCTATTCCAGATCTCATGATTGTATCACAGGAAAGTAAGTCAGCTTCCCGTTGGTCATGATAGAAAGTTCCAAGTGTGTTAGCTCTGTTCCCTTCTCCGGCCCAAATACTCTGAATTACTTCAGGTGGAATTCCATACCATTTAGACTTCTTATTCTTAGAAGACTTTATTGATTGAGTAATGGGATCAAACTTTTGTTTGAATTGTTCCACCAGTCTTGTAGCACTAATCCACTGAGTTGTATCAGTAGCGTCAATACTCGTGTAACTATGGTTTTTTGCTTGAAATGTTAGTGCCATGATTGTCTATTGTATTGTATAGTGTATTTGTTTTGCTTTCTAAAATAAACCTTGCAATAACATAATTTTCCTTATCAGGAGAATTAATCATATTGAGAATAGATTCTTTTTCTTCCTTTGCTATTATTCTTTTGTCATATAGAAATTCAGTATGATCTCTATCATTTTCACGTTGTAGCTCAAGATTCATCATATCCATTCCGTGAGTTCCAGTATGAATCACAAAAGTCCTTTCTTCATAGGGCTTGTGTAATTTTTTTAACCAAGCTTCAATATTTGCATCCATTACTTTTCTGTTTTAACAGGATTCCATCTTGGATTTTCTATATCACCACATCCACTACTCAAATCCCTTGTCTTAAGAGCTAGAGAACATCCGCATTTACCACAGCAGGGTTGAGTTCCCGGCATCATACACTTAGTTCCGTCCAGGTCAATATCAGGACAATACGCACATATCTCAAGACGCTCAGCAGAGATTCTCTCAATGTATTGTTTCTTAAAGATATTATTCCACACACCTTTAAGAATGTGTAATTTATTTTTCCAGATTGTCTGGATGTATGTCAGTATTCTTACCATAACGCTTTTCTTTTACAGATTGTTTTTTTAATTCTAATTCTTTAAATTGCTGTATTAATTTATCAATAATTATTTTTCTTTTCTCAAGTTGCTTTACTGCCGCAAATTTTTGAAATGTATCTAACTCAGTATGATCAATTATCTTTTGATACTTTATTATAAACTGGTCAAGCTTCCAAGCTTTTACATTAAATGTCCCAAAACTAACTACATTAATTGCAATACTATCTGGATTACTTAATTTGTTTCTTACCTGTTGCCAATAAAAAGTTGTTATATCTTCAACAAGATCTTCACTATATCCTAGTTTTTTTGCTGTAGGACTTATAAATTCTTTAGCCTTATGTGGTTTCAAGATGTATTATTTTATAATTCAATACTATATTTCCTGACATTTGAATATTCATGATTGGATTTAAGTAAATAACTTTACTTCTTTTAGTACCGTTCTTTTCAATTAGTCCATGCTTCTCCATTTTTACCATACAGTTACGTATGGTTTGAGTATTCTTATAAATATAGGAAGCATCAACACAAAAGTCAGACAAATCTCTTTTGCCTATTTTACCTAATAAGGTTAAACATTCTAAGTCAGATTCATTTAATATTATTTTATTAATATAGCAATAGGTTATTATCTGATACTTGATAATATCAGATAATTCCATCTGTACTTTTTTATCTACTAAATTTACTTTTGCCATTGTTATTAAGCTTTAACTTCAGGTTGTTCTTTCTTATCTTCAGGTGTATCCTGTTTTCCAGGTTCTGGAGGAGCATTAAGACCTGCCAATCTATGACGGGCTACTTCTCTTCTAAGAATTGCTTCATCAATATCAGCTAAAACATTTAGATACTCTCTATCTGTCTTAAGTATAGGCATGAGTTTCTTTTGTTCTTCCATACGAGCTAGTCTGGCTTTATTATAAGCAGCAATTTGCTCAGGAGTTGGTTGTGCGGTTTCTTCTGACATGTTATATATTTGTTGGTTAAACTTTTACAAAGATATAATAAAAGTTTAAACATACAAAGTTTAAACAAAAAAAATGCACCCATATAGAGTGCATTTTTCAGTTTAGAGAGATTGTATTATAAAGGAGGTAAGTTGTCTTTCTTTTCATTCTGAATCTGTTTAACGGT